AGTTCACGAATGATCTCATTTGCTTTACTGTAATCTTTTAGAGAACCGTTTCCTAAGGATTCATTTAACCTTGACTGGTGCATCCATGACCCAGGATTTGAAGGAGTGGAAACAAAGTCCCAGCAGAGCAACTCAAAGTCGTCTTGTACCTCCAAAGTCTCACCTATCTGTTTTACAGAACCCATTCCTCTTGATGAAACACCTACTTGAATGCCACTATCAATTAAAGCCTTTAAGATATTTCCGGACGGGGTAGGTAGTATTTCGATCTTACCCATAATATAATCCCCATCCCACCAGATATCTTTTATATTGTGAGAAACGTTTTTTAAATTTATTATTGTTGATTCTGGGTGGTCTAGTTCACCGGTTGCACGGTTATTACGGACACTATCCATATACTTATCAATCTCCCTTTTCCAAATAGGCTTAGGGTAATACCTACCGTTACCGTTCTTTACGTTGCAGGTAGCCAAGATTCCTTCAACCATCGGACTACCTCCACCTCTTGATTCAGTGATGGCTCCTAAGGGTTGGAAGGATTGGGTTTCTATAAGAAGATCTTTACTCATTAATTATTTCTTAAGTCCTTTTCTTTTAAGCATCTCTTTCACTGCTTCTGCATAACCCATTTTCTCTACCTGCTCTCCGGCTTCTTCGTTAGGAGTTTCTAACTCTTCACCCATTACTTCCTTCTTCTTTTCTCCGTATTTACCTTCTAAACGAGCTTTTTCTTTTTCGTACTTCTTTTTCTTAGCTTCTAAGAACTTAATATTTTTCTGAATCTCTTTTACTTTCTTTTTATCTACCATCTCAGATACACCTTCGGCTTCTGTCATAGATAATTTAGATTCAAGCTCAGAGATTAATTCATCTATTTGTTTTACTTTAGCTTCGGCTTTAGCTAGTTCGGATTTCTTTTCGATTTCCTTAACTGCTTTTTCCATTGCTTTATTAGCGCCTTCTTTTAATTTCTCTCTGCCTTCTTCCATATTGCGATTGTTGGGAACGTCCATTGTACCTCCAAGGTATTCATTAACTCCTTCCTCTAAATCTCTCTGAAGTTGATTAATATAAGCATTAGCATTACCTTCACCTTCGATAGTCTTAATTTTAACACCATTTTTATAGATATCATAGATATAACCCAAGTGGCCAGGTGTATCCGAAGTACCTACAAGCTTTTTAGTAAAAATCAGGTCTTTTGGATTAGGTTCAGATTTTTTATATCCTACAGGATCATGAAACATCCCTATTTCGTTCATTTTAGATTCAAGATCAGCAATTTTTTTCTCTAATTCTGCTTTTCTTTTTAACTGCTTTTCACCTGTTGGTTTGATTTTATTAAGCATGTTTAATTCTGATTTGTATATTTTTAAATCAGCTTCAGCACTATGCTTTGATTCATTAGTTAATTCCATTGAACTAACATATTCTCTAGCTTTATCACTTAGACGCCCTGGTCTAACCACGTTCTTCGTAATAAAGTCCTGTATTTCTTCTCTTGGAACACCAGCGGCTGCTAATATTTCTCGAGCAACATCTATTTCGCTTTTTGCATTAGGGTTGTTGTACCTAGATCCTACTGGGTCATGAATACTTATTTCATTCAATTTAACAGGTTCCATTCCGGATGATTTATATTTACCTGTTACTTCTTTAGTAACTCCTAAACCGGGGTGTTTATCTGTATACCCTAACCCCTTAACTCCGAAAGCACCGTCCTTCATATAATGCATAGGATCTTTTTCAAGGTTCTTAACGACCATTTCCTTAAGTTCCTCTTCGGTCTTTTCTGCATTCTTAGGATCTTTCATCTCGGCATAGTAACCGGCTAGAATAGACTCCATTGAAAGATTGTTAGAATTTTTTTCGTCTTTATAATCATATCCTGCAGTTTCAAGCTTTTCAACGTCTTTATCAGTATCCTTAAGTTCAGCTTTTACATTCTCGTTAAAGATTGAGAACCAATCTGGATTGTTAGGTCTTTTGGAAGATATACCAATAAATCCTTCTGAGAGGATTCCTCTTTCAGTTAAGTTATGAACGGCTTGATCAAATGTTAAAGCACCAGTAACAACGTTTGGAAACATTGACTTAGCTTCTTTTAAGAATAATTCTTTATTGCCTTTTCCTTCTTTAATAAGGTTTAGTTTGTTCTGTAGGCTTTTCATACATTTATAAATATAGTAGACTCAGGCTCCTGTGCCTCTTAAGTCCAAAGTTTCTTTTACGATATCAATTGCAGGGACAAATGTTAGAACTCCACCTCCGGGAGCTACTACAACAGAGGCCATATAATCTGATTGTGCTAGGGATGATAATCCAGATCCTAAAGTGAAAGATCCAGAAGTATTTTTAGGAGAGGTAGTATCGTAGAACCCGTCTGAGTTCTTTACTGTTTCTAAAGTAAAATAGGAACTACCCTCTAAAGCGTTTGAGATAGTATAAGTAGTAGAAACTCCGGCTGTTATGTCTGCCGGTTGCTGTTCCCTACTTTGTGTTACTGATACGTTAAAGTTAGCCATTTTTTATTTCTTCCAAAGATCTTTAACTACTAGGCCCTTGGCCTTCTTTCTTAGTTTATTCTGGTCTACAAGTTTCCAACCTAATTTAAGGTAGTAATTTTTTGCAGCTCCTTTAGCGTTCTTATCAGGATTGTAAGCATACTTTCCTAAGTACGCCCCTGCACCGGCCGAGGTAGACATTTCCTTAAGCTGTCTTTTAAACTCGGTCCTGGTCATGATTTAAAGTTCGTTTATAAGTTCGTAATACTGTAAAAGATTAACAACATCGTCATTAGAGAATTTATCGTTTTTCTCTAAAGGTGTTACGTACTTAAGAACTTCCTGTAATTTAATTTTAACTACCTGGTCTTCAATACTCTTGATTTTCATTTCTAGAGTACTTTTAATTCCTGGGATTCTATTATTGTAAAGTTCTTTTAACTTCTCAGGTGCATCTACAGAGTTAATAAATTCTTTTAAGACTTCTTTTTGAGCAGACTTTAGATCGTCGTATTTCTCATTAAATTTCTCAAGAAGAACTCTGTAAGTAAGCATCTTTAAATCCTTATCGTACCCATTAAACTCTTCCATCAACTCATCTCTCTTTTCCTCAACAGGTGCTTTAGAAAGATGCTCTAACAAGGTCATTTTATTATTAATAACGACTTCCGGTGCTACATCAGTAGATGTATGGTTTTCAATAAGGTTATTTAAAGCAGCGTAAATTTTATAATTATTAATTCTAACTTTGAAGAATTTCTCTACACTGTAATTTTCTTTAATTTCACGTACTAAATTGTACCTCTGTTTTCTAACCTCGGTACGGTTTAATTTAGATGAAGTCTCAACCAGGCTATTAATTACTAATTCAGCCTTAGCTTCTGTTAAGTTTTTGTGTTTGGATAGCTGCTCGTATAGTTTGTATTCTTTTCCTAATTCACTATTTAAAAAGTACTTTCTAAGAATATCAACAGCAGCAGAGTCTTTCCCTTCTAAAGTGTCGGCGGTTATCCGCCTTACTAAAAGTTCAAAGAGTAAACCTGTATTCTTGAATTTTGAGTGTTTGTTCTGCACAGTAGTCGGTTTTATAATAAATATGTGTTAAATTTTATTCCCTGATTTGTTTTGGGTCTAGAAGATTATCTCCTTTTTTATCTGATTCAAATACCAGCTTTTTCTTACCTGGTATATTATTAAGCATATTCTCATGACGACCTAATTCTTTTTTAGATTGCTCCATAGTATATCTACGGGCATCTACTCTTTTAGGTCTACCAAAATCCTCCTGATCGTCATTCTTAGCAGCGTCTCTACCTAATCTATCCTTACCTAAAGGATCATTTTGAGTTCCGGCCATGGATGCTCTTTCTCTAGGACGGCCCATCTCAGGCTCATCTTCGTTATATCCATCAGGTACTGAACCTGGACGGTCATACACCCTACCCTTACCGTAAGCCGTAGCTATATCGTGAGGAGTTCCGTAAGACTCTCCAGTTTCCATAGGGTCATTTCCTTCATTTTCTATCTGAGATCTTCTAAAGTCTCTTTTCTTATCTTGAAGGATCAAGTCTCTATACTCATCATACTGATCTTGAGATAGGTGGAAGATATTATCGTAAATCCAATCCGTTGGAAGAATACCAGAATCTTTAATTTGAGCTGCTAGATCAACTTTTTCTTTTAGTAAAGCTATTCTCTCCTGATCGTAAATGATTGAAGGAGTAGTTAACCCTAATTCAAAGTTAGTTAGTGATTCGTCTCTATAACCCTGGATATAAAGGTGTACAAAAGCAATCTTATAGAGTTCAGAAACCATAATACGCTGTACCTTTTCAATGGTTCTACCGAATCTAATATCTTCTGCGGCCAAGGTTGCTTTACCCTGTAGATTTTCATCATAACCAAGGAATGCTTTTGGTACTCTTAAGGCAGCAAATAGCTTATCTCTAAGGTATTCAACGTCTGTTATACCGTCATATTGTAATCCTCCTAGGGTGTCAATCTTGGTACTGGTGTCATTACCTCTCATTGGGATATAAAAATCCTCCATAAGGTTCTGCATGTTGTACTTTAAGTTATATTCACCTGTTTGATTATCAATATAAGGAGTACGCTTCATTTTAGAGATTGCCTGCTGCATAAAGTTCTCAATCTCATTTGGAGGAATACCACCGACATTCATATAGAAGATTCTCTTTTCAGGAGCTCTTACTATTCTATGAACCAGCATTGCATCTTCCATTAAAGTGTATTGTTTAAATAATTTCCTTGCAGGCTCTAAATAAGAACGTCCATAAGGTAAAAAATTAACGTCAGTCAAAAGTCTGAAGTGTGCTATTTCGTAATTATCAAAGAAGATATCCTTACCTGTTTCCTGGTTTGGACCTCTGAAGTAACCGTAAGTGTCTGCTGCTAGACCATCCGGGTCGTATCTAAATCTAACTGCTGTAGGATTATTCTCATCAAAGCCTTCCTGTCTTTCTATATTAAAAGCAGAGAACGGAATTACGTTATAAACCCCGTATTGTTCAGAAGCTTCTAATTTTAAGAAGAAGTCTCCGTACTTACACATGTTTCTAATCCACAAACTTAAATTAAATTCAACGTTTAAAACGTCGTAAAATAAATTATAAAGTATCTTTTGTATATTTTCGTCTGAGGAACGTATTTGAAGTACCTCCCCCATATCATTTTTCAAAGTAGATTCTTCTGCCAGGATATCTAAAGTGGATGCAATGATAGCATCAGTATCCATGGCGTCATACTCTGAGTATAACTGGGTTCTTAAAGTCTGGTAATTAAAACTGCTCTGATATCCATATAAAGAAGATGGAGATGTGGTGTAGATTCTATTGTATCGATTAACTAGAGAGTTATTTTCTAGCTCTCCAGACATCTGAATCTGGTTAGTATCAGCGACTTTTAATTGATCGCCTCCGACGTTCCTAATTATTACATCGGTTGAAAAAAGGCGTCTAAGTCTTGAGAATATGCCGGTATCTGCCATTACGTCTTAATAATATAAGTATAAATAGTTAAAAAGGCCAACTTAATTTATTTAAGAAGCCAGGTGAAATCTTCAGTTCCACCCTGTCCATTATCTATTTGATAAGGATTCTTAGCATCTGATGGTGAGTATACTCCCTGGTATGGTGTTTTAGTGGATGAGATGTTACCCAGGGCTGCTTTGGTTATATCAATACCCTGCTGGTTTAGCTGTAAGGCTGTATCTCGAACGTATAACCCGGTTCCGAACGACATTACCAGGTCATCATTATAACCGTACTGTGCTTCTGCACGGCCATTCTTCCAAACAAAGACT